TTTCTATTTGTTTGGATTGAGCATCTATTTTTTTTGTAAATTCTTGTTTTTGTGTTTCTATTTCATTTTTCTGTTGTTCTATTTGTATATTCATAAGACGAACTAGTTCTTTTAAATCTTCATCTTTGTTTTTTTTACAAGAATACTTGATATGTCTATTCATAGATTGACGAAAGGAAAACTTTTGGTCACAATATTTGCAGGTAAATTCGAGTTCTATTTTTTCAGGTTCTATGGTTGTTTTTGGGTTGTCAGCGGGTTGTTTTGGGTTGTCGGAGGGTTGTTTTTGGGTTGTTTTTTGCTGAATCAGGAAGCTCTTCTCAATAAGACAATGCCGTTCACTTAACAGATGTTTTTCATAATTGAACTTCTTATTCGTAACATATTTACAACAGTTGCATGTATAGGTCATGTACGTACTCTATATTTTTATTTTTATATTTATTTTTCTACTTTAAGTAGCATCAAGTAGCTGTAAACACTATTTATGGTCTGATTATTTCCTATGTAAAGTAGCAATACCAAACCATGAATATTTTTGCAACAACCTTAAAAATAAAACATTTTCGAGGGAGGGAGGGTGACGATTTTTTCTTGAAAAAATATTTTAAAATATTTTAAAAATTTATTCAGAATATTTTACAAATAAACTTTTTAATTCGGATTCCGAAGGGGATTCCTTTTCATGGACCTTCAAATGAAAATGTTGTATGTGATTGACCGTATTGAACGAGTCGTGTATTTCTAGATTGCATATGAAATGTTCTAGTTTTTCTAATTGTTCCGTCTGTGTTTTTATATGTTCACATTGGTTTTTTATATTTATTTCTTGTTGGTCCAATCGCAGATTCAACAAACGAATCAATTCTTTCAAATCTGTATCTTTGTTTTTGGTACAAGAATTCTGGATATGTCTATACATAGATTGTTTAAATTTGAAGACTTTGTCGCAATGCTTGCATGTAAACTCTACATGAGTTGTGGTTGTGGTTGTCTTTGTGTTGTTCATAGGTTGTCGTTGTGTTGACTTCTGGTTGACTTTGGCTAACTTTTTGCTACTTTCTTCCAGCATACTATGTTTTTTACTCGCCAAATGTTTATCGTAATTGAACCTTTTTGTAGTCGTATATTTACAACAGTCACACGTAAAAGTCATATATAACTTATATTATACTTTATTATATACTTTATGCTACAAAAGTAGCAACCACACTTTCATCCGTCACCTATTTTATACATAAAGTAGCAAAAATCACATCCTAACTACTTTATGTAGCAAATTATAAATTATAAATTATTGAAAAAACAATAAAGTATTATTTTTTAATACTTTCTAGTTTGGACTGTTTCGTTATGGCGTATTGTCCACAAGTACCGCAGTGGTCTTCGTTGGACAAATCTATTTTTTGGTTCATTTGCGTTTTACAATGTTCTAGTCTCCATCGTCCCACCGGCTTTGGAATTTCTTTGGGTATCCATTGTTTAAGAAAAGCAAGATATTTCATATACAAAAAGTAGGTGATTGTATTTAAGTCCTAATGAAAAGAGTCATGAGTAAAGTCTTTCTTCCAATCGGTCCAACCTCCTTCTCAGTTGTATGGTTTCTGCAATCATCCTATCCCTCTCTAGTTGATGATAACGATACAACACACCTTCTATTTTGTCTCGTAAATGATAGAGTGTATGTGCGTCTTTTTGATTATACCGATGTCTGATTTTAGCAAGGTCTTGTATACAACTTTGTTTAGAAGCTGGGTATAAATAATGTAGATAATGTAAAAAGACCTCTTCAAAAAAAACAGGGTCCGAAAGTTCGCTTGAAGCCAATTCTGTAAACGAGGTTTCCATTGACTATAGTGGAAGATTCACTTCATATAATTATCCACATTAAAATATAAAACATATATAATGGCTGCAATGAACGACCCAGTTTCCCAACGCAGAGTTTTTGTGGACCAAACCATTCGTCATTGGACCAATAAATTAGAAGAAGCAGAACAAGCCTTGGTAGAATACATGGAAAATACGCGTGAACCTGTGGCCTCCCGTGAACGGGAATTAAGAAAGCGCATTCATTTTTGTAGAAATACGTTGGAACGGTTTGTAGACGAAAGAAATGGGATTAGGGAAGAAAGAGCTCCAGCTCCGGTTCTGAGACAACGAGCAAGGCATAATCCTTTCCCAATACGGAGACATAGCCGCAGCACCAGCCGCAGTCGCAGCCGCAGCTCTAGTCGCAGCACCAGTCGCAGTCCAAACAGGGCAAACAGAGGTACTCGCAGGCGTAGCAGATGCCCCCGCGGAAGCAATTGTACCATCAGTTAAGATATAATCTCTACCCTATATAATGGCGTATAAGAACAATCAAAAGTCACATGCACCTACACGCGAAAGAATGGTTGCTTTAGACCGAATCATAGAGAATTTAAAGAATGAAATAGCTCAGGCAGAAAATGAGCTGAATTCCCTTAGACAAGGTCCCGGTCGTGAACATTTTCGTGATATGCTAACCCGTCGTATCACCAATACACGAAGAGAATTGAACCAACGTATTGAAGAAGCCGGTATCCTGCAAAGAATGTTTACCTATAGTTTACGTTCGAATTTTAATCCCAGAGAAGTGGTCCATCTCCCTGAATTATTACGAAGGACCCGGAGTCGTGGCCGAAGCGGCAGCCGTAACAGCACTCGGAGCAATCGGAGCAGCAGCCGGAGTCGGAGCGGCAGCCGTAACAGCAATCGGAGCAGAAGCAGAAGCAGAGGACGCCGATGCACGAAAGGCAAATGCACGGTGAGTTAAAATTGAATACATTCAATTTATACACCAAAAGAATAAAAACATGAAGCCTCTCTTTCTTCCGAACCAACCTATCAACTGGTATTATCTTTCTCTTCATGCCGAAAATGTTCATCTATTGGAACAACATCTGGACAAGGTAGATTGGTCCAATCTATCTAGAAATCCAAATGCCGTCCCTCTATTGGAAGAACATTTGGAAAAAATCAATTGGTTGTGGATAAACCTGAATCCAAAGGTAATACCTTTTCTAGAAAAACACATGGATAAAATACGGGATAACATCAATTGGGCAACCTTGTCGTATCAACCCATTTCTATGCCTTTCTTGGAAAAAAACATGGACAAAATAGAGTGGAGAATGTTATGTTCAAATACAGACGCGATACCCCTTGTAGAAAAAAACATGGACAAAATAGACTGGTATTGGTTGTCTGAAAACCCAAATGCGATACCTCTTTTGACCCGATATCCAGATAAAATCAACTGGACCATGTTGTCTTTGAATCCAAACGCGATACCTCTTTTAGAAAAAAATATCCAAGAGATACACTGGGAATCGTTACCGTTTAATCCAAACTCCCTATCTCTCTTGACCCGATATCCTTATAAAATCAACTGGAATATTGCCTCTAAAAATCCACATCTTTTACCTCTGTTGGAAAAAAACATGCATAAAATCAATTGGCCAAATTTATGTGAGAGAACGACTCCTGAGGTCATTTCATTCTTGGAGAAACACGTAGACAAGCTATGTCCAGAATGTTGGAAACTGTTGTCTTATGACCCCAACGCCATGCCTCTTTTAGAAAAATACCCTGAACGCATTTATTGGGACCGTTTGTCTCGCAATCCAAACGCGATACATCTTCTAGAACAGAACCCCGACAAAATAGACTGGTCTCACTTGTCTGCCAATCCAAACGCGACCCATTTGTTGTTCCGACTGGACCATGAACGGATGAGACAAAACAATGAAGCATTCCGCACAGAGTTGACCACCTACATCTTTGACCCCAACCGTTTGTTTCGCCTATCCAGTCAATATGGATTGGATATGCGAAGCTATTTACAATTCATGTAAGGATTATAACTCTAACGATTATAACTCGGGTAAAAGACTCCATTCCGTAGACCCTTTATCCCGATATTCAATGGTGTTATGGTTCGTGATGCGAATATCAAAGATGCTATGTGCTTTTAACCATTCTTCTCTTTCCGAAGAAGGCGTGTGGTTGGAAAAATACAGGGTATTGTCTACCTTGGACTTATAGTTTCCAAAAATAAAATCAAAAAGGGGACAAATGACATTGTAGTTACATTTCGTCTTACTTTTATTCAAATGGTGTAACGTATGATACCAAAATAAATATTTATAGACGAAGGAGGATTCAAGAGGAATAAAAAAACGGGCAGGGCTGTGAATGGTTTTCTCGGGATTATTCTTCAAAGGCTGATTGACTTCAATGTACCGTTTATGGTAATGACTATGAATAGAACTCCACGTATAATAATAGAGATTTGTAATAATGAAAATAAAGACAAAGACGAACGTCAACGAAAAGGATTGTTTAAACCCAGGTACAAATCGCCAATACAAATAAGCACTCAACGCAACAAATACCACGAGTCCTATAATTTCAACATCCATCACATTGAAGACAAGTCCTTCTTCTATATAATCATCCGGCAAACTTTGGTCTAGTCTCGTTTCTTTGTGATGGTCCATGTGACAATTTTCCATATGGAAATGGTCCATGATGGGTTGTACGATTCCATTACCATGCATTGCATAGTGATGCAATATCCATTCAATCAATGATATCATGCAATAAATGAATATCACAAAGAACAAGAACATTATAATTCTCATGTATATATGAATACATATTAGAATTTATCACTTCTTCGGAGAATATTACGATACTCAAACATATTCTTCTATGTTCGTATCGTCCATAGAAAATATGGCCTGCCAACTTCTTTCTAGATAATGTCCCACTTCCGGATTGGGATGATTTAATTCTTCTAACAAATTTTCATAAAAGGATTTTGGACGTTGTAACACATCTTTTTTTGAAACCGATAAAATTCCATTGTAGGAAACATGTCTCAGAGGGTACCCACCTATCTTTTCTTGGAACCATCTTCCAAACGGCCTTATCTTAGAAGGTTCTAATGCAGTTTCTGGGTTGATATGGTTATTTTCAGGAGAACTAGAGGTGTGGTGTTGGATAAGGAAGTGATATAAATAATAGAGCTGGGTTTCATTCATAGAGGAGGCTAGAAAAACAGCTTCATTTGTTTGTTGTATTTTTTCAACCATCTTTGTGGATTTTTTTATTTTCATAGGTGAATCTGCGGAACCCGGTAAGAAAAGAATAAGGTCGGTTAAATGGTCATAATGTTGGACAATATGATATAAATAAGTATGTCCTTCCCTACCTACATTCTCCAAGGGGACGACCGGTCCTGGATGATAAAAATGGTCATTAACACCTTTGTTGTAAATCAGAACAGGAAACCGTGAAAAAGGTTCACTCTTTAACCATTCTAAGGATTCATTGTATCTGGCGACCACCATCAACTTTGTTTGAGTGGATTCGTCAGTCATACACTATGGAAGAAAATAAGAAATCACGATGGACGATAGTCTAGGATATCATTGAGTCTAGTCAGTGCATGTATTCCTCTGGAAGGTACATGTCCATAATGACGTATGAAAGTGATGGGATGAAATATCTCTTCTACCGTCAATTGAATGGGTTGTTGACTCGCCGTATACCAATCGTTGTTGAATTGTGCAATGATAGTACGAGAAGGTGGTTGATAATCAAAGGTTGCATGAAATTTTCGTTCGCTCAAGCCCTTCCTATGGACATAATCATGGAGGACTTGGGTGGGGATGGACGGGATGAAATTCAAGCAATACAACAGGATAATCATACGACATGCCGTTTTATAATACATACGGTTTGCTATGTTCTTTGACTCTTCTTGGAAGTTCGGAATCATGTAAAAAGAGGTGGGGTCCGTATCAATGAGGACTACTCGTCCATGCAGTATTCCAAGATTACCTGGTTTCATGTCTAAATACACCCATCCATCGTCAACCATTTTGTCACAAATTTGAATCATGGTATGAAACAAGGCCTCATCTCGCACTACCGGTTCACAATATTCTTTTGCATATCTGACTCTATCCGTTGGATGATATGCACCCTCCGGTAATCCATAGACTTGAGGAATTAATCCAGGGAATCGGTGAGTCATGAAACTGGAAAAATGAAATTCACGGAGTTGCTCCTTTTTTTTTCTCGCCAATTGTTGGGGTTTGTCTTCGTCCCTCGCATCTTTGTCAAATACTTGTGAATTAAGTGCATTGACTACGACCAAACGAGACTTCGGTTCAACCGGTGAAACCAAGGAATCGTCTGACCAAACCATTTTACTGGAACCTATACCTAAAAATCTAGGGTCTTCCTTACTGGTGGGAGCATACACTTTCGGCGGACTTTTCATCGTTTTGACTTTGCTGCCTGGTATACTTGGCCAATTTTGGGCATTCAATTGGAACACCTTTGGAGAGGCCGATGCAGCCGATGCAGAGGTGATGGATGAAACTTGAGACGAAACTTGAGACGAATCTTGAGACGAAATTGGAACATTCAGTGGTTCAGGTGAAAAAGAAACGATGTTCGACTCATGGACCGTTTCTAATCTGGATTTTATTTTTTTTTTATTTCGTCTACTCTTACCCATATAATATTGTGTTATATTATATGAAAATCAAGAGACCTAAAATAGGGAGCCGAACAAGGTCGTTAGAACATGGGCCGATAGAACGTGGATTTCCAGAGCCAGAATCTCCCAAACACAATCGGAACCGTACGCAAAAAAATGTTAAAACGAGAAGGTCCAAGTCACGCAACCGTTACAAAAATTAAAATTGATTGCATGAATAACTTATATTCTGTATGAAAAATGGAAACCATCAAATGCAATCTTTGCCGCAAGACAAAATCTTCCAACGACTTTTTAAAGAATGGTAAAACCTTAAAAAGTTGTGTGACTTGTCGTGATAAACACAAAACCGTCAAAGAACCTGTCGTGTTGCCTGTGAAGGCACCTATGAAGGAACCTGTGTTACCGAAGGAAATTCAGGAACTCATTCCGGTCCCTTTCAAAGGGTGGAAGTTTCTTTCTGGTACATGGATAAAAATAGACTCGGAACGAGAACTTCATCAAGAATTGACCAAAAAAATGATTCGGCAATTCAAGAAACGAGCAGCCTTTCCGGTACATCAGTATTTCATGAAACAGGTGTTTGTAGACATACGAGACTTATATATTTCATAATTTTTATCGTGTGTTATTATATGGCTAGTCTTAGCAGAGAAGATACGTTTATTTTCACCATAGCAAGGATGAATCCTCCCACCCCAGGTCATTTGTTTTTGATTCGCACGTTGATAAACAAGGCATTGGAAAAGGGAGCAGAACATGTCTACGTGTTTCTGTCTAAATCCAGAAACAACGACAAGGACCCTCTTGCTTGCCCTGAAAAGGTTGAGTTTTTGAATGGAGTAGGACATACCATGATTGATTCTGAAAAACGTCTCATGATAGCCGAAACGAAAGGTGCTATGAAACAGGCTATTCAGGATATTCAGGTGCACTTGATATGTGTACCTGAAAAACAACATTCCGGTGAACGAGAACCTACCCCCGTAAGCGAACTCATGAAGACCGTAGGAGCAAATCCGCGTATTTCAGAAATGATATTTATTGTAGGTGAGGATAGAGAAAAGGAATTTGGAGATTCTATCAAGAAACTATTCTCTAAATGGCCAAGTATTCATTCGGTGAAGGTCATTGGTCTGAAACGAGAAGGGATGAATCAATTGGTTCAATCGTCCAAATCAGCAGCTTCCGCTAGGCCAGAGATTGGTTCTATTTCGGCGTCCTATGTGAGAAATCTAGTGAGACATATTCTTTTTGCAGAAGACGCTAAGAGTAAGGCATCTCCTTTGAAAGAATTTCATGAATTGTATGAACCTTATTTGGATAAAAAAAAGATTGACCAATTATACCAAGCCATCGTGGACGGATTTGCTAGACCTGACAATAAACCAAAGACCAAGACCGCGTCTAGAGCCAGGTCCAAGTCTGTCAAACGAACAGAAAACAAACAGACCCGTCCAAATAGCCCAACTAGAAAGGCTTCGCCAAATAGAAAGGCTTCGCCAAATAGAAAGGCTTCGCCAAATAGAAAGGCTCTCAGTAGAAAGGCTTCAAGAGGAGGCACCAGAAAGGGAAAATTATCCATATAAAAATTGATGTTGGAATATTGTTCTTTATACGTGCAAGATGTTGGAAGTACTAGGCCCTCCTATCAAAAACAGCGTTTGCTTTTATAGCAGAATGGCCAACGGATTCAGCGGATGGTTGACCAGAGAAGATATTGTCTATTTGATGGACTATATGTTAACTTACGATACCCTCTCCGTAGAAGAATGGACCAATCTACAGAGAGAAGGCCTAGAGTGGTTTGGACTACGATTAAAAGCGACCAAAGAAGTGAAAACCAATGAATTGCGTTATTTAGACGGAAAAAAGAAAATGGTTCCGGTCACCGAATACAAAGATGCCGATACACTCTATTATTTCAAGGACAAAGAACTTCGTGATTCGGTCAAAGATTATTGGAGAAATCAAATGGCTAAAAAAATTGAGGTCGTTGAATAAGTTTTTTATTCCAAGAAACGTTGCAAAAAGAATGGACCTTTTACCCGAGATTTGGTGCATCATGGTACCTTATTTTACGCTGCAACAATTAAATCTGTTTCGCCTTTTGTCTCGTGAGCTTTGCGGATACACAAAGCGTCATGAAGCTCCTGATGAAGTGGCGAGTCCTTATTTCTTGGACTTGTTTCTTCGGTGTTATCCAAATATCAAGCGTTTAGATATTGGATTCTGTCATGTCCTACACGAAAATTTCAGTTCTTTTTCAAAACTAGAAGAATTGTCCTGTCAATCGGATTACCTTACACATAATACACTCTTTAAACCATGTGTTCAACTCAAACATTTATTCCTCCATTCGGATTATTTCTACCAATATACAAACTTGGACCCCATGTTCAAGCATTTGCCCCAATTGACCTTGTTATCTATGCGTAATGTGGAAAAAATCACGGAAGCGGCATTTCACTTTTCAAACAAAATAACGGACTTGGAAATTTTGGGACGAAGTTCCATCACCTCTATACGCTCGTTAAAACAGTTGAAGACACTCACGATTGATACGTACACTGGAGTCTCTCACATTCGGGACGATGCGTTTGAAGGGTTGCCGATAGAAGAGCTCTACTTACATTCTCTACATTTCATCACCGACCGAGGCATTTGTCACATGAAACAACTCCGAAAAGTGATTTGTATAAAAGTTCCCCATGTACAAGGCGAAGGATGGCTTGCCTTAAAACAGTTGGAAACCATTGGTTTTGGAGGAACGACTCTACATAAAGTCTCCAACTTTAAAATGGCTAAAACCCTTTCCTTTCATGAGAGTAGAATCCTTGGTCCTTGGAGAGGTCTTTGGACTAAACTAGAGAAACTACGTGTTCACAATACCACATTTGAATATCCAGAGTCTATCAAAACCATCATGTGCCCACATCTACGAAAGATAAGAATCATTCGTTGTCGGCAGATGATGGATTACGAATCTCTACTTTGCAAGACCTTTGGTAAAAAACTATCCATACGAATGTAATTATCCATATTTATTTTTCAATGGTTCCATGCCTTATAAATGGCTCGTACGGATTGAGGGTATGTTCTTCGTCGGACAATTCGGAGATGTCAGACAGTTCCGAATATTCGCGGTATTCTACATGAAAACAGTGAACAGGTGTCTCCGAGTCTAGTGTATGGGTTTGCGTTTGTGTTTGTGTCTGTGTCTCTGTCTGTGTCTCTGTCTGGGTCTGATTATCTTTTAAATGGACCAAGGTCTTCTCATATTCCACATTCACTACCGCATCTTTAAACTCGTCAAAATAATCAAAAATGACCTGACCCATCTCGGCCGGAGTGAATTCCATTTCTTTCAACGCATGCATACGTTCTTCAGCAGTTGTCTTTTGCAAAAATGAATAAAACAATCGGGTAATTTCAACGATGGGGTCCTTCTTTTTTTTGAGCTCCAACATATCCAACACTTTCGGATAATCCTCAAAATGTTCAAACAACAGTTTCCCCATTTCGGCGGGCGAAATACGATACTCTTCCAGGGCAAGGATTCGTTTCTTTTCAGAAGGAGACAACGAAAGGTCGTAGAAAAACTCCATCATCTCAATGAGGGTACTATTCAAACATTTCTTGAAATTCGCAATCACGTCTATACGTCCAGGTCGTATGAGTGCATGGTCCAATTGGTCCATGTAATTACTCGTCATGATGACAATTCGTCCAGGGATTTCCAAGACCCCGTCTAAGATATTCAACAAAAAAGACAAGTCTAGTTTTTCAGGAATCGGTGTGGTACTCTTTTGGGTCCGTTCGTTTACCAAGTCCCCTTGACAGTCAATGTCCTCCAACACGTAAATACGTTTGTCCAAAGGAATACTGTATTTTTCGGTTTGTCCAGAAGAGGTATTCAACACATGTATCACTTCGTTAAAAAACAGATTCTCAAATTGGGTCTTGGAAATATCGTTGTTCAAATTCACGTTGATAATGTGCCGACCTGTCTCGTTCGCCAAACATTTGATGCTGGATGTTTTTCCGGCCCCCGCTTGCCCCGACAACAACAGACCCAGCGTATAGGGAATCCCTTTTTCATCATACCAGCCCTTGTTTTTGATGAAAAAATCAACGCGTTTTTTGATGGACTCCATCTCCGGGCCAAACAAATTAGAAAAGGTACGATTGGTTTGAAACTTTTTCATGGTAAAGACGCAATTGGCCGGGAGCTTGGAATAATCTTTTTGTCCGGTCGTGGTCGGCGGCAACACCATAGGATGTTGATTGAAATAATAGACATGGTCACCCAACTTGTTCTTTAGCTTGATTTCATACTCGTGCGCCAACTTGTTCAAGAATTGGCGGAGCTGATGCGTATTTTTGGTGTACGAAAACAATTCCACTTCCTGTTCTACCTCTCCTTTCTCGTCGTCTTTTTGGTCTTTTAACAAAACACACATGCCTTCTGTAATCTCAATGACGTCGGTTTGATTCAAGATGAAATTCTGTTTCTTGTAACTAATGTGTTTGGTATTTAGATGATGGGTAACGTAATCCAACAAAGCCTGACCATAGATATTTTCGTGGTCGGAAATCTTGAGGAGCAAGGTGATGGACGATGTTTTGGATTTCTCACTAGGTTGATGTAACATTGGAGGTATAGTTTTGGTATGACAATACTCTCTGAGACGGCGTATACAACAAGGAAATGCCGTATTGAATGTAAAATCAAGGATGGCTGTCACGAGAAACAGATAGACCATACTCATCATGCTATGGTCTGCCTGGTAGGCAGATTTCATCATGGTCAAGGTCATGAACTGGGATTTCAACATCTCTAGACTGCTTAGGCCATTCATCGCCGACTAAATAAAGTATAGTCACTCCTTTAATCCACTTTCCTTTATAAATGAAATAATGAAAGGATTTTAAGATATCTCATAAATAAAAACATGACGACTCGCGTGATTCTCACGAAAGAACTGGAAAAAGAATCTGCAGAATTAAAAAAATACATGGGCGATTTTTTGGAGGAAAAGGTCCATGAGTTTTCCGAAACCCTGAAAGACAAAATAGGACAATTTGTAAACTGTCGTATTTTGTCTTTTTATCATACTCCGTCTCATGACAACACTTTGTTTGACCAGGAGGGTGAGAATATTTTAAAGGGAATGGAGGAGGCGTTTTCAAAACGGAACTGGACGTCCCTTCTCCAAGAGTATCAAACGTGTTTGAGACAAAAAAACAGACGGTGTTTTCATATCCAAGTCTATGATTCCAGTTACTTCTTTTTTGAACAATGTATTGTTGTCACAGGTCCATCCTATTTATATGCGTGTTCCGATGATTCTGGACAACGCTTCAGCGTGTTTCCTCATTCGCTCAATCAAGACATGCTACGAACGTTGAAACATTTTCAGTTATTTCGTCCTGGAAACTTAGAACAAGGATTGACAATGTATCGGGTACATCCTGAATTCTTTCATTCCAAGGGTAGAGATAAAGAGTTTGAACTGTTTTGTCCCAAAGAAAAGGAAAAAGAAAAAGAGATTCAAGAGATTCAAGAGATTCAAGAAAAAAAGAAGCAATTAGAAATGGAACGTCAACAGCTTGCGGAGGAGAAGAAGAAATGGATGTTGGTGAAACAAAAAATGTCCAGAATGCGATTGGAATTGGCCCAAGAAAGAGTTCAATTTGAAAAATTAAAACAAGAAGAATGGGTGAATTATTTAGAGGAAGTGGATTAAAATTGATACACTCTATATGGAAAAGAAGAGAGGTAAAATGCCGAAACCCTTGTTGAAGTGGGTCGGTGGAAAAACGCAAATCTTAGACAAATTATTGGTGCATTTTCCGAAAGAGATGCATGATTATCGTGAAATCTTTTTGGGGGGAGGGAGCGTCTTGTTCGCGTTTTTAAACCAAGTCAAACAGGGACACCTCCAAGTACGGGGACACATTTATGCCTACGACGTGAATGAGCCCTTGATTTATATGTACAAAAACATACAACATCATCATCAAGCATTGTATGCTGTTATGAAAGAGTTGATTGACGAGTTTCATTCCTGTGAAGAAGGCGAACTGAATCGGCACGCTGAAACGATAGAAGAAGCCAAACAATGCAGAGAAAATTACTACTATTGGATACGACGACAATACAACCAACTCACGGATAAAACGACATTACAAGCATCGGCTCTGTTTATCTTCTTGAACAAAACCTGTTTTAGAGGCGTGTTCCGCGTAGGCCCCAACGGATTCAACGTACCTTATGGCCACAACAAGAATCCTGAAATCATCAATCAGGCTCATTTGGAAGACATCCATCAGCTCATCCAACCGGTCCGGTTTGACTGTTGTGATTTCACCCAATCCCTCGTCGCCGGCCCCGACGATTTTGTCTATCTAGACCCGCCTTACGCCCCCGAAAAAGCCACGTCTTTTGTAGGCTATACCGAAGATGGTTTTCCTTTAGAAAAACATCTTCAATTGTGCAAGCAAATACAGGCCTTGAAATGCCGTTTCTTGATGAGTAACGCGGATGTGCCTTTGATAAGAGAACAGTTTCCCCCTGAAAAATACAAGACCGAGACCCTTGTCTGTAAACGTACTATTCATTCAAAAAATCCAGAGACGAAGGCAAAAGAGGTGTTGATTTATCTTTGATTTCATCTTTGATTTCATCTCTAAAAAATTGTCCGATTTTTTTCATTGACGCATAGTTGTCTAAACGAGCAGAAATCGTGTAAAAGTCGTCTTGATTATTTGACTTTTTATTATTTTCATTTCGTATCGCTTGTTTTTCGTCCTCCCCCAAATAATTTCTGTACATTGTCAATTCAACACTTTTGATGGATTTTTCTATATTTTTTGGAATCTCTATCGTTTCACCCTTGAGATAGGATTGTAGTTTGTGTTCAAAAATGGATTTTTCTTTCGTAGGAATTATAGCCAGTGAAAACGCCTGAAGAATTTTATCGTATGGAATCTCAAATTCTGTTTTATTGTGATTGACTTTCAGGTCTTTCAGATAATGATACACAGACATGCCGCAAATGAGGATTTCTCCTTTTAAATAATCTATTTGGTACTCACTTGGAACAAAATAAATATCTTCAGGGTCCGTATCTATCACGACATACGCATCTCCTCTTTTTCCAATATTCATTGGCTTGATATCAATATAACAAAGACCTTGTTTCATCAAATCCACTAACAATTGAATGGCCTTTTTCAAATAAGTGTGTTGTATCTCTTCGTCGGAAGGAGGTGGACAATCTTCTTTTAACCAAATATATTTCAATCGTTTGTCAGCACTTTTACTATTTCTCAATTGGTCAATGACCTCCAGTTCTTTTTCATCTCCCTTGAAAAAGGACACTTCCGGAAAAAACTGGGGGAAGAAGGTGGACATTTTTTTTGAAAAGGCAAATTCTTGGAGTTGAGTACGATACGGAGTTTTATCCTTTTCTGTCTGTTCTAATGTACTATTGATGACGACACGTCTAGACCCTTTCACCTTCCAAATGGTTTTGAATGCACCCGATGCCTTTATTTTAGGTACAGGAAGTGTCACCCGTCTAAGTCCTCTTTCCAGAGGTCTTTTACGAGTACCTGTACCTCCATTGTATTTCCATTTCTTTCTTGATTTTCCTGACTTTCGTCTCATATATATATATCCTTTAAAAACTTTCAATATACAAATATACTATGGAATGGCGTCACATGAAACCCTCGGATATACCCTTTGTCTATGCAATCGCGAACCACATACATAAAGAGTTTTACGAAGACCAGTCTATTTTTGAAGAAAGACTTGCCTTGTGTCCAGAAGGGTGTTTCGTACTGGAAGAGGTCTCCATTGGAGGCTACGCAATTAGCCATCCTTTTACACGAGACTCTCCTCCGCTCAATACTTTGTTGCACCAGATTCCGGAGGCCACGTGTTGGTACATTCACGACATAGCCCTCTTGGAATCCTTTCGTGGAAACGGGACCACGTCTACTATCGTTTCACGGATGGAAGAGATTGCCCTGAGCCGGGGTCTGCACGAAATGACACTTACGTCGGTGAATAATTCACACACGTTTTGGAAACGCCTTGGATTTGTGGACGACCCGACCACGCCGTGTTCTACGTATGGAGACAGTTTTTTTATGACCAAGGCGATTTAAACGCTTGGTTTTTCGTATCATGGGTTTGTTTCTGCGTGTAGGTTTTCTGGAGAGACCTTTCCCTCCAGCGACTATTAAAATACTATTTAGATAGGATTTAAGTGATGAAAAGCCGCTTATGTGGGATGATTTCGGGTCTGTTCCAGAAGATAATCCTTGAAGAAACGTTTCAACATAATTTTTCATCTTTGTAACTAGCGCAGTTATACCAGCGAAGGAAGTATTCTCCAGTTCCGGTTTGTCTACTATTTTGATTTCTATTTCTTTTGTTAAATCTTGTAATTCCGAAATGGTTGGGTCTTTTTCATATAAATATGTTGTTATTTCTCTTTTTAATTGAGGTAAATCAGATATTGTTGATTCTTTTTCGCCAAATTTTACGGTTAGCATGACAGGGGGAGCAGATTTAGCGCGCCTTAGATTTTGAGCGACAGGTGGGTCTGATTTAGATGCTCGTTGACCAGGATCACTAACAGTATGACGAAGATTTGTGGTATTTGGTGGGAAATTCCATGTATCATCATTCGTTTTGCCTTCCAAAACGTCGCTTGCAGGTTTAGCTATATATTCAGGTTCTGACGCAGGCTGTGACGCAGGTTCTGGCGCAGGTTCTGGAAGAGGTGCACTAACAGTATGAGTAACACTTGTGGTTGTGGTATTTGGTGGGAAATTCCATGTATCATCATTCGTTTTGCCTTCCAAAACGTCGCTTGCAGGTTTAGCTATATATTCAGGTTCTGACGCAGGCTGTGACGCAGGTTCTGGCGCAGG